TCAGCGCACCCTGCCCCAGTAGGAGAGGTGTGGCGCGCATTGCAACAGCGGCTCTATGGGCACCTCCACCTCGGGAGACGGGTCCGTCGGTGTCTTGCGGGCGTCCACGGGGAAATTGCCGGGCACGCTGGATGAACCACCGGCAGAAACGGTCTGCCAGCAGCACGCGCCGGGTAGCAGCGTAAGGCCCCGGGGGGTGAGCCAGAAGGTTACCGGGGTTTCGGCATTGCCAGACTCTGTTCCGATCATCTCGAATGCGGCGGGTGCTGACGCGCCCGATGGGATCAATGGCCCGCGTCCGCGCCCAGGCGTGGCTGAAGGCGCGATGGGCTGCCCAGCACCATTGCTCGCGTCACCGCCGTTGCGCCGCCGCAGGTGGGCGGTCAGCACGGCATCGGCGCAGTCGTCGTCGCCGAACAGGTCGTCGAGTTCGATGCGCCGCCCGGCGGCCAGATCGTAGCTCACGGCCAGCAGGTCGTGGCTGACGGCAACGCCGTCCTGTCCCCACAGGCCGGTCTGCACCTCGAAGATGACCGACACGGCGTTGGCCGATGGCCGGGACATGCGATGTGTGGCGGTCAGCCAGTCGCGCCGGGCCGGGGCGTAGACGTCCGCGCTCGCCCAGGGGGGGGACTGCGTTGCGGCATGGGGCGTGGCGACCCGGGCCGGGTTGGTCCTGCCGGTGGTGCCAATCCCGGCTGGCCTGTCGGTCCCGGTGGCCTTTTCAGCCGGTTCGGGACGGGGCCCCGCCGCGGACTGCGGGGCCAGCCCATGTCCGGCCACGCGGCGAAAGGCATCGGTAAGTTTCCAGACGATGCGCGCAATGTCGGCGTCCACGGCGGGGTGGCGCAGCACGGGATAGCTTATGGAAACGTCGTAGTGCTCGCCCACCTGTTCGTAGCGCGTTCCGGCTCCGGTGGCCGGGGCGGAAGGCGCAGGCAGGACGAAAATGACGAAAAGCGCGGCCAGAACCGCGTGGCGGATGGGCATTCCAGCCTCTGAAGTGCGCGGATGTCTACGGAAAACAAATATGGTTAACGAAGTCTGCATGCGCGGCCAAGGCGGGAAAGCCCCCCACTTGGGTGCGGCCCCCCGCATGGTGCGTGCTTGTCGACGGCGTTGACCCGCATGACGGCGGCATTCGCTTGTGCCCGGTTTGGTCCGTGCACCGGTTCCGCTGCGCTCTGGTCCGCCGGGGCGCCCGGAACGGCGCAAGGCAGGGTTCGCGCAGGGCGGAAACAGCGCATAAGCGGAACCGACGGGCCATGCATACGTATCGGTAGGGTTGCGGTTCTCCTTAACCCGCCGGAAGCATTTCGCCCCACATGTGCCGCCTTGTGCTTCCGCGCGGTCGTCCCCACCCGGTGAAGCGCGATATTGTCTGTCCCTGCCCTCATACCCCATACCCCACCCGTCGTCCTTTCCACCTCCCTTGATCCCGCCGTTCCAGCCCGCCCGATTCCGGTTTTCCCGTTTCGGGCGGGCTGCACGTTTTTTTGCGTCATGCGCGCGCATGTCTCGTACACCCCCGCGCCCCCCTTCCAACCCCCTTCCGGCCGCATCCGCCCGAAAAGCGGGGTGTACCACCTGCTCACGCGGCGCGGCCGTGGTGGCCGGGTGGTCCGGCCCCGCGAGACGTCCGCGCACCGAAGCAAGGAGGCAATGCCATGGGTGGTGGCGGCAAATCGTACAAGGCCCCGGAGCCCCCGGCTCCTCCCGCGCCCCCGGCCGCCGACGAGGTGGCCGAGCAGGAGGCCAAGGCCGTGGAGGACGCGCGCGAGGACGCCCGCCGCGCCGCACTGCGCGCGCGGGGCAGGCAGGGCACCATCCTGACCGGGGCGCTGGGCGTGCCCGGCACCCCCGACACCCAGCGCAAGACGCTGCTGGGACTGTGAGGATCCGGGCATGACCAGCCAACGACTGCGCGACGCCCGCGAGGCGGTGGACTTTCTGGAGCGGCAGCGTTCGCCGTGGGAAGAGGCGTGGCGCGACATCGCCGCCTACGTCCTGCCCCGGCGCGGACGCATGCACGGGCGCGATCCGCTGGGCGCCCCCGCGTCCGCTTCGGGGGGTGGCCCGTCCAGCGTGCCCGGAACTTCCGACACGCGCGGCGGGCGCGTCATCGACGCCACGGCCACCCGCGCCGTGCGCATCCTGGCGGCGGGCATGCAGGGCGGGCTTACCTCGCCCGCGCGGCCCTGGTTCCGCCTGCGCCTGGCCGACGGGGCCGACGCGGAATCGGGCCCGGCCCGCCGCTGGCTGGATGCGGTGGAACAGCGGCTGTACTGGGCGCTGGCCCGCAGCAACTTCTACCAGGCCTCGCACGCGCTCTACACCGAACTGGCCGCCTTCGGTTCCGCCGACCTGTATCAGGAAGTGGACCCCGAACGGCTGACCCGCTTCGCCGCGTTGACCTGCGGCGAATTCTCCTGGGCCTGCGATGCGGCGGGCCGCGTGGACACCGTGGCGCGGCGCATGCTGATGACCGCCCGCCAACTGGCGGAACGCTATGGCGAGTCGCGTCTGTCCAGCGGCACGCGGCGCATGCTGCGCAAGGAACCCAACCGTCACGTGGAGGTGGTGCACCTGGTGCGGCCCCGCGCCATGCGTACCCCCGGCCACGGCGGCAACCTGCACATGCCTTTCGAGTCGCTGGTGTTCGAGGCGGACGGCGCTGCCGGGGATCTGCTGCACGAGGGCGGCTTTGAGGAATTCCCGCATCTGGCCGCGCGCTGGGACGTCACCGGCGGCGACGTGTATGGCCGCTCGCCCGGCATGGACGTGCTGCCCGACGTCAAGATGTTGCAGGAAATGGCCCGCAGCCAGCTGCTGGCCATCCACAAGGTGGTCAACCCGCCCATGCGCGTGCCCACCGGCTTCAAGCAGCGGCTCAACCTGATTCCCGGCGCGCAGAACTACGTGGCGCCGGGCCAGCCCGAGGCCGTTGCCCCGCTCTACCAGATCAACCCGGACATCGCGGCGGTGACGCGCAAGATCGACGACGTGCGCAAGGCCGTGCGCGAAGGGTTCTTCAATGATCTCTTCCTGATGTTCACGGCTGACGGGCGCTCCAACGTCACGGCGGCAGAGGTGGCCGAACGCGGGCAGGAAAAGCTGCTCATGCTCGGCCCGGTCATCGAGCGGCATCAGACGGAACTGCTCGATCCGCTGCTGACGCGCACCTACGGCATCCTGCGCCGGGCCGGGGCGCTGCCGCCCAATCCGCCGGAACTGGAAGGGCTGGAAATGCGCGTGGAATACGTTTCGGCCCTGGCCCAGGCCCAGCGGCTGGGCGCGGCGCAGTCCATCCGCCAGTTCGCGGCGGAGGTCACGGCCCTGTCGGCCACCGCGCCCGGCGTGCTGGACAAGATCGACTTCGAGCAGGCCGTGGACGAACTGGCCTCCATCGGCGGGGTGCCCGCACGGGTGGTGCGCTCCGATGCCGAGGTGCTGCGGCTGCGCGCGGAGCGCGAGGCCGGGCTGGCAGCGCAGGGCGTTGCCGTGGCGCGCGGGGCGGCGGGCGCCGCCAGCGCGCTGGCCAGGGTGCTGGGCGTGGACGGAGGGGACGGCGCTTCGAGCGGGAATGGCGGCAGCGGCGGTAGTGGCCCGTCTGGCACCGCCGCATCGGCCACACCGTCCGTGGCATCCGCGGCATCCCGGCCCCCTGCATCGCCTGCCCCGGCTGCCCCGCCCACTCCGGTGGGCCGGGCCACGGAGGCGCGCGCATGAGCCGTCATTCCTCTCCCATCCCTTCCCGTACGGCGGGCGGTGGGCGTCACCCTGATTCCGTGCAGCGGGCCGATTCCGCACCGCAGTCCGGCCACGTGCCGCAGTCCGATGTGGTTCTGGCCGACCTGCTGGCCCGTACCGCCGTGGCGGACGCCGCAGACCCTGATGGCCTGAATGGTGCGGACGGCCTGCTGACCGACCTGCTGGGGCCGGAGGTGGAAGAAGCCCGCCATGCCCGGCGCGAGGAAACCACCCGGCTTGCCGCCTATCTCGACGATCTGGCTGCGGTGCTGCGCACGCAGGGCGGGGCCGGGGTGCGCGTGCTGCGCCACTGGCTGGACGCCGCCTGCGCCAACGACCGCCTGTCCCGGCCCGAGCCCGCCATCCACGGGGCCGCGGCCCTGTACGACTACGCCCGCGACCGCACGGCGGAAATCGCCATGGCCGACCCGGCCAGCCTGCTGCGCATTCAGTTGGAGGGGGCGCGGCGCTGGGCCGGTGAACAACTGAACCCCGGCGAGCGACGGGACTGATCCGTCCGCGCCGGATGACCACGCCTGCAACAGGCGGGTCTTCAACAGACACCCTCAACGTTCACGCGTTCAACCCTGCAACGGAGGACACCATGGAACAGACACTGGCCCCGGCACCTTCATCCGGCACGGCGAGCGGCGCATCCGGAACATCCGGGACATCCGGAATGGGGGGCGCGCCCGTACCCTCCGGTCCGGCGGCTCCGGCGAACCCCGACACCGCGTCGGCGGCCCCCGGCAGCGCGGTCAGCCCCGCAGAATCCGCCCCCGGCCTGCCCGATGCGCCCGGCGCTTCCGGCGCCGCGCGCAACGCCGCCGACTACGCCTTCGACCTGCCGGACCACCTCAGCGTGGACACGGCGGCGGCGGACCGCTTCCGCGCGTTGTGCGCCGCCCAGGGGCTGACCCCGGAACAGGCCCGCGCCGCCGTGGACTTCTACGTGGCCGAGCACGAGACGGCGGGCGGCTTTGCCGCCGACGGCTGCGAGGCGGGCCTGCGCACCCTGTGGAAGGGCCGCTACGACGAACGTATCGATACCGCCCGCCGCGCCGTGCGCAGCCTGGACACCCGCATGGAGGGGCGGCTGGCCCCGCTGGTGCGCGCCGGGCTCGGCAACCATCCCGCCTTCGCCGAGTTGATGGCCCTGGTGGGCGAGCGCATGGGCGAGGACACGCTGGGCGCGGGCAGCGGCCCGGCGGGCGCGCGCGGCGAGGCCATGAGCACCGAGGATTTCCTGCGGACCGTCGTGTTCGCCAAACGTTAACCGCCAGGAGGCATCCGGCATGGGCAAGACGCTGAAGGATCTGAGCAACGAGCAGGCATCCACGCAGCCGCAGCAGGTGGACGGGCTGACCGAGGAGGCCCCCATCCTGGGCATCGTTCCCTTCGAAGAGGCCAGCCACGGCCTGTGGAACATGTACGAGGACGTGGAAGAGGTGCAGGGCGCGGGCTGGGTGGACATGAACGCCCCCCTGCCCTCGGTGGAGGTGACCAGCAACCTGCGCAAGGTGGACCTGTCCATCCTGGGCGGCGAGATCGAGGTGCCCGAAGACACCGCCCGCATGTTCGGCGGCAAGGAAAAGTACTTCTCCAAGAAGATGCCCAAGGTGCTGCGCCGTTCGGGCATGTCGGCGGAACAGCGCATCATCTACGACAACTTCCGCGCCTTCGCCCTGGACCACGGCGCGGTCACCGACGCCGGGGCCACGGCGGGCGGCTGCTACTCCATGCTGGCCGTGCGCTTCGTCGAAGGCGAAACCTGCGGCCTGTACAGTCCGGAATGCTTCAAGCAGGGCACCGTGCTGGACGTGCAGTCCATCAACGGCGGCGAACTCTACAAGGCCACCAGCGGCCAGTACCAGGGCGTGCTGGTGTTCGGCCTGCGGCTGAAGTCGTACCTGGGCATCCAGATCGCCAACCCCCACAGCGTGGCGGCCATCGTCAACGTCAGCCGCGACCATGTGCCCACCGAGGCCATGATCGACGACATGCTGGCCCAGGTGCGCGCCACCTCCGGCTCCACCTACCTGTTCATGCACGAGCGCGCCCGCAACCTGCTGTACCGCTACAAGGCCGGCGCCCTGCAGATCGTGCCCGGCGGCAAGGACATGGACCGCCAGATCACCCACTGGAACGGCATCGAGATCGTCACTTCCTACAACTTCAAGGACGGCACCGAACAGGTGCTTGCCCTGTAGCGGCCCCGCGCCGCGTCCCTTCCGCAACACCATGACGGCAACCGCCCGGCGGTGCCGATGAACAAGGAGAAACGCATGTACGGACACATGCTGCGTGTGCATGGCGAACATCTGGCCAAGGGGCAGGAACTGCCCAAAAACGCCCAGGCCGTGGGCAACGGCGGCCCGCAGCGCGCGGGTTCGATGATGGGCGCGGCAGAGGTGGCCGCCGTGGCCGCCACGCCGGTCACCCTGGGCGACGGCAAGAGCCTTACCTTGATGCTGGAAGACAGCGACGACGGCACGGCCTTTGCCGCGCTGCCGGTGTCGTTCCGGCGCTCCGCCCCGGGCGGGCGCACCTGGGCCGACGGCGAGGTGCTGGGCCGCCTGCCCCTGCCTTCCGACTGCCGCCGCCACGTGCGCGTGGTGATCGGCACCGACGACGCCGGGGCCTCCGGCACCGTGGACGTCGTCTTCGACTACCTGCCGCGCTAGCGCGGCCACGGATCGCAACCCCCGCCCGCCCCATCCGTAACGGGGCGGGCGGGGAACACGGCACGGAGGTGCCCCACATGATCAATGACGTGACCGATGACATGACCAAGGATGGAGTACCGGGCCAGGCCCCGGCGGTACACGAGGAACCGGCGGCGTGCGCCCCCGGTGCGGCGGCGGCCCCTGCTTCGCCCCTCCTGCGCACTTCGCCCGTCTCGTCCGCTTCTGCCGACATGGCGGAAACGTCCGAATCAACCGGGCCGCCCACCCGCGAGGACGTGCGACGCTTCCGCCTGGCGACCCTGCGCGCCCGGCTGGCCCTGCTGGGGGTGGCCTTCGACCCGTCCACCGACGAGGCCACCCTGAGGCGCATGCTGCGCGCCGCGGAGGGGCAGGGGGGCGGGGCTCCCGTGATGGGCGCGACGGGTACGCCCGGTGTCGCTGGCGCAACGGGTACGGCGGGCGATGGCGACACGCCCGATCCGACTGTCTCTGCCGCCGATGCCGTCCCGGCAACGGAGTCCGACCTGCCGCCCAGCGCCGCCATGCGTCGGGACACGGCCCGCCATCTGCGCGAACGGCAGCGCGTGGCGGCGGCGGATATCGGCGTTACCGGAAGCGCCGGGGGCGCCAAGGGAACCGGTGGCCGCCCGCGCGGCAGGGGGCGGTCATGAGCGCCGTCCCCGGTTTCACTTCCGGCAGCACGGTCCAGACCAGCGAGGTGTCCATCTGCAACAAGGCCCTGCGCTACCTGGGCGCGCCGGAAATCGTGGCCCTGGACCAGCCCTCGCGCGAGGCGGACCTGTGCGCCCGCTACTACGCGGAAGCCCGCGACGAACTGCTGGAACACCACCACTGGAACTTCGCCACCCGCTACACCTCGCTGGCCCCGCTGGCGGCGGTGCCGCCCTTCGGCTTTGCCTGCGCCTACCGTTTGCCCGGCGACTGCCTGCGGGTGCGCCGCCTGCGCGGCGAGCCGCCCTTCGAGGTGGTGGAGGCCCGCACCCTGTACACCGACGCGGCCCCGGCAGAAGCGGTGCTGACCGTGCGCGTCACCGACCCGGCCCGCTTCCCGGCGCTGTTCGTCGAGGCGCTGGCCCGCCGTCTGGCCGCCGCGCTGGCCGTGCCGCTCATGAACAGTTCGCGCACCGAGCAGGCCATGCTCCAGCGGTTCGGGGATGCCCTGGAGGCCGCCCGCGTGGCCGACGCCGCCGAGGGCGCGTCCGACCCCGTGGAGATCAACCCCTGGCTTCTGGCGAGGTAACCCATGGCGCGCACCACCCTGATCCAGAACAGCTTCAACGCGGGCGAACTGTCGCCCCTCATGGCCGCGCGGGGCGACCAGGCCCGGTACGCCAGCGGCTGCCGCGTACTGCGCAACATGCTGCTGCATCCGCACGGTCCGGCCTTCCGGCGGCCCGGACTGCGCTTCATGGGGCCGTGCGCCGATGAAACCGTGCCGCCCCGGCTGGTGCCCTTCGTGTTCAACGAGGAACAGGCCTACGTGCTGGAATTCGCGCCGGAACGGCTGCGGGTGTGGTGGCGCGGCGGGCTGGTGCTGGGGGACGAGGGCGCGCCGCTGGAGGTGCACACCCCTTACGCGGCGGAACACCTGCTCACGCTGCGCTGGTGCCAGTCTGCCGACGTGCTCTATCTGGTCACCCCCCATGCCGCCCCGCGCAAACTGGAACGCCACGGCCATGCCGACTGGCGGCTGGTGGAGGTGGACTTCGGCCCGCGCGTGGCCACGCCCACGGGGCTGCACGCCACGAGCGCGCCGCCAGGTGATGCGTCGGGCGGCACGCCGGAGAACTCGCGCCTGCACCGCTACGTGATCACCGCCGTGTCCGTGGACACGGGCGAGGAAAGCCTGCCCACGGCGGAACTGGCCGTGACGGCGGGCACGCCCGCGGAAGGGAGCGCCGTGAACCTGGTCTGGGACGCCGTGGAGGGGGCCAGCGAATACCGGGTGTACAAGGCGGGCGGCGGGGCGTCCGTCTACGGCCTGCTGGGCACCGCCGCCACAGGCGAAACCTATGCCGATACGGGCCGCACGCCGGACTTTGCCGAAGGCCCGCCCGAGCACCGCAATCCCTTCGAAGGGGCGGACGACTATCCTTCGTCGGTGCAATTCTGGCAGCAGCGGCTGTGCTTCGCCGGGTCGCGCAGCCACCCGCAGACCATCTGGGCCAGCCGCACCGGCTGCTACGAGAACATGGACGTCTCGCGCCCGCTCCAGACCGACGACGCGGTTACCGTCACCATCGCCTCGGAAACGGTCAGCGCCGTGCGCTGGATGATGCCCGCCCGCAAGCTGCTGGTGGGCACCGGCGGGGGCGAATGGACCCTTTCCGGGCAGGGCAGCGAACCGTTCTCGCCCCTGTCGTGCCTGCTGGAATTCCAGTCGGCGCGCGGTTCGGCGGAACTGCCGCCCCTGGCCGTGGGCGACGGGGTGCTGGCCGTGCAGCGTGGGGGCCGGGCGGTGCGCGACTTTCGCTACAGCCTGGACGTGGACGGCTATTCCGGCGCGGACCAGACCATTCTGGCCGAGCACATGCTGCGTGGCCGCACCATCGTGGACTGGGCCTATCAGCAGTCGCCCCATTCGGTGGTGTGGTGCGCCATGGACGACGGCTCCATGGCCGGGCTTACCCTCATCGCCGAGCATCAGGTGGCGGGCTGGCACCGCCACGAGACCGGCGGCGCGGTGGAGGCGCTGTGCGTGGTGCCCGGTTCGCCGTCCGACCCCGCCGGAGGTGACGAACTGTGGCTGGTGGTGCGCCGCGATGCGGACGGTGCGCAGCGGCGGTACATCGAGCGGCTGGACCCGGCCTTCGAGTCGGACACCCCGGCCCCGGCGTTCTTCGTGGATTCCGGCCTGTCGTATCAGGGGGCGCCCGTGGCCGCGCTGGGCGGGCTGGAACACCTGGAAGGGTGCGAGGTGTCCATCCTGGCCGACGGATGGGTGCATCCGCCGCGCACCGTGGCGGGCGGGCGCATCGAACTGGACCGCCCGGCCTCGGTGATCCACGCCGGGCTGGGCTATGCCAGCGACCTTGCGCCGGTGACGCAGGAATTCGTGGCGGGCGACGGCCCCACCCAGGGCCGGGTGCGCCGGGTGGGCCGGGCGCGGGTGCGGCTGTACCGCTCGTCGGGGTTCAAGGCCGGGCCGGACGCGGAACACCTGCGCGAGGTGCTGTTCCGCACCGCGCAGGACCCGCCGGGGCAGGCCCTGCCGCTGTTCGACGGCGACCGCGAGGTGACCCTGGACGCGCGCCTGGGCACGCAGGGCGGCCTGCACGTGCGGCAGGACGACCCGCTGCCGCTGACGGTGCTGGCGGTGATCAGCGAGGTGGAGGTGGGCGAGGCATGAGCGCGCGTCATCTTCAGGCAGCGTCGGATGTTCCGACGGTTCCGCCCCCTGCGTTTTTGGCATCGCCAGCCTGCCAGACCTCTGCGCCTTGCTTGCGCACGGGTTTTGCCCGGCGCGGTGCGGATGGCCGTACCAGATTGCATGTGGTCCCGGCGCGCCGCCACCACCTGCGCCAGGTGCTGCCCGACCTGCGCCCGCGTGACCGGGCGGAACTGGATGCCCTTGGCCCGCGCGGCGCCGTGGCCGAGGCGGCGCGGGCCTTCGCCCTGTCGCCCCTGCGCTGGGCGGTATTGCGCGGCGGGCGGTGCGTGGCCCTGTTCGGCGCGCGGCCCTTCCCCGGCATGCCGGACACGGCGGCGCCGTGGCTGTTCGGCACGCCGGGGCTGGATGCGGAAGGCCGGGCGCTGGCCCGGCTGGGGCCGCTGTTCGCCGCGCGCATGCGCGCCGCGTGGCCCCGGCTGGTGAACATGATCCACGCACCGGCCCTGGCACGGCAACCGGCAACGGCCCACTGGCTGGCCCGGTGCGGGTTTGCCGTGGCCGCGCACCCCATGCCGCTGGGGCATGGCGGCGCGCCGTTCCATCCCTTCACCTCCGGCGCTGTGCCTGCGGACAGCTTCGCGCCGGAACAACCGACCAACACGGGAGGATGACATGTGCGGATTGCCTCAGGCCTTGTTGGCAGCGGCCGTCCTGCAGGGCGGCTACACCCTGATGGATTCGAACCGGACCGCCAGCGCCGCCAGGGCGCAGCAGGAATACCAGGCGGTCACCCAGCGCAATGCGGCCTTGCAGGCCAACTACCAGATCGAGGAGACCCAGCGCGATGCCGAGCGTACCGAGCGGGCCTTGAAGCGTCAGGCGCGTTCGCAGCAGGCGGGGGTGCGTTCGCTGCTGGCGGCGTCGGGCATGGACGCCGGGTCGGGCAGCGCGCTGGACGTGTTGCAGGACCAGTCGCTGGCCGCAGAGGCCGACGTGCTGGATGTGCGGCGTCAGTCGGAGCGCCGGCAGCGCGCCCTGGAATACCAGGCCGCGGGCGCGGACAGCAGTGCCTCGCTGCTGATGGGCATGGCCAACGACCCGTGGTCGCGGGTGCGCCAGGGCTGGCGCAGCGGCATGATCATCGGCAACACCGTGCAGGGCGCGGGTACCCTTCTGATGTAGGGCCATTCTGATCCGGAGCCAGCCGCCGGGAACTGCTTCCGGCTTCGGAAACGGTCCCCGGGCCAATGCCGACAAGAATGCAAAGGAGCGGACAATGACCATCGTATCGACGAACACCGTCGAACTGTACACCGGCAACGGCACGCAGACGGAGTGGCCGGTGGCCTTCCCGTTCCTGCGGCCCGAGGACGTGCGGGCCGTGGTGAGCGGGACGGGAGGCGACAGGGTGCTGGCCTACGGCGCCGACTACGTGGCCGCCGCGCTGCCGGGCGGCGGGGGCAGCGTGATTACCATGCCGGGTGCACCGGGCGCGCCCGGCATGGTGGGCGCGGGCGAACACCTGACCCTGTGGCTGGACCAGCCCTTCACGCAGGAAATGGACCTGCGCAACACCGGCGTGCTGGACGCGGAAATGCTGGAGCGCGGCTTTGACCGACTGACCCTGATGGCCCAGCAACTGCGCGAGGAAGTGGGCCGCTGCGTCAAGGTGCCGCTGACCGATCAGTCCACGCGGCCCGACGCCCTGCTGGAGGGCATCACCGCCAACGTGGGCCGCGCGGAACTGGTGGCGCAGGATGCACAGGACCACGCGGTTTCCGCCACGGCCAGCGCGGCACGGGCGGAATCCGCCGCCACCAGCGCAGACGCCGCCCTGACCGGCGTGCAGCAACTGCACGGAGAGGTTGCCCAGGCCTTGGCGGATGCGAGGGATGACGTGCTGGCCTCCGCCGCGTTCGTGCCCATCGGGGCTATCCTGGACTTCCCGGTGAATACGGTGCCAGCGGGCTTCCTGGTCTGCGCCGGGCAGGTGGTGACGCGCGAGGCGTATCCGGACCTGGTCACCTACCTGACCGGGGGCGCCGTGGCCCTTTCCGCAACCCTTCCCGACCTGCGCGGCGAGTTCCGGCGCGGGGCCGACCTTGGGCGCGGCGTGGACGCCGGGCGCGTGGTGGGCAGCGCGCAGGAAGACATGTTCAAGGCGCATGCCCATACCAAGACGTGGCATTCTGGCGCTGGGGGGTCCAATCGTGCGCCGGACTATCTTGCTGGTATATCATCCGACCTTGGGGCAATGACCACCACCATGAGCACGGAGGGGGGCATCGAAACGCGTCCCCGCAACGTGGCCGTGGTGCCGTGCATCAAGGCCTACCATGCCCCCATGAGCGCCGTCCCGGTGGACCTGACGGACGCGCTTGCCCGGCTTGATGCCCTGGCTGCGGTTGTCAGCCCCAACGTGGGCAAGTTCTGCACCGTGGGTGCGACCAGCAGCGGGCAGACATTTGCGGCCAACGTGAACACCGTCGTTGCCGCTCTTGGCGGTCGCGTGCTGTTCGGGGGGGAAGCATGGTCCGATGCGGGTGACGGTTCGCTGTCCATCGTCGTTCCCGAGGCAGGGACATATGAGCTTGAAGCCAAACTGACCCTTCTCAGTGGGACGAACAGTTCGGCGTGGGCGTGGATTTCGGTGAACGGCAATGTCCTTTCCGCGTCGATAGCATACGGACCCACGACATACTGGACCTCTTTGCACACTCGTGTGGTGCGCACGCTTGTTGCGGGCGACATCGTGCGCATCGTGACGCAGTCCACAGCCACGACACAGAGTGGTTCCAGCGGAACGACCACCTTGACCCTGAAGCGCATGAGGTAACAATGCACAACGAACGCATGCACGAGGCCTTGTGCCGCCTGTACCCCGAAGCCCCGGCGGGCGCGTGGGAACTGGCGTGTGGTCCGGAAACGGATTGGGACGTGGCCATTGCGGCCTGGAGCCTGGGGGAGGCGCAGCCCACGCAAGAGGCGCTGGACGCGGAATACGCGACGCTGGCCGCAGAGGAGGCGGCGCCCCGGCCACCCGAACCGGAGCCGCTGGACCTGAACACCATCACCTATGCCCAGGCCGATGCCATCATCCGCGCCGAAAGCGTGGAGGATTTGCGGCTGGCAATGCTGGACGTGCTGGGGTTGTAG